CGGCCTGACCGCCCGTCAAGACATTCTGGACGGTGACGCATGACCATCGACCTAGACGCGCTGGAGAAGCTGGCGGATCGCTGCTCGTTTGGTGATCCGTGGTATACGGAAGAGAACCTGCTCGGACGACAAAACTTCGGGCAGTTTCTCCCTCAAGATCGGGCCTTCATCGCAGCCGCCAACCCCGCCACCATCAAAGCCCTGATCGCTGAACTGCGGGAGGCTCGCGGACATTTGGCGCGGTGCGTTGAACTTGTCCCCGAACCTGGCGCAATCGATGCTGCCGACGCCTTCAATGGGAAGGGGGAGGGATGAGCGCCGTTCGTGGCGCCATGACGCCGGCGCGTATGAAGCGCATATGGGAACGAGAGAACGGTATCTGCTGGTTCTGCACCAAGCCTGTGCCAATGCGCGGCGGTGATCAGGTCCGATACGATCACCGGATCCCCGTTGAGATCAGCCAGGACGACAGCGATGAAGGCATATACCCTATTCATCGCGAGCCGTGTGATCGGCTGAAGACTGCGGCGGATCAGGCGCGCATTGCCAAAACCCGGCGCATGGCCGGCGAGAAGGGTCAGGCTGCGCGGCGCCAAAAGCGCGGCGGATCGTCGATCAAGTCGGCCGGTTTCCAGAAGGGCGGGCCGAAAAGAAAGATCCCGTCGAGGCCGTTTGGTCGTTGATCTGTCCATACAGCGGGTGTAGATACAGAGAATGAGCAAAAAGCCTTTCCAGCTACGCCTTGACACCGATCAGCTCGACCGCCTCGCGCGCGTCGCGGCGACGATGCAAATGTCGAAAACGGAGATCGTCGAGGCCGGCATTAACATGCGCCTCGATCTGCTTGAAGGGTATTCGGCAATGGACAAGGGGCCGCCCAAGAAACCGAAGGGCCGGGCCGTCACCATAGTGGCCGGCGAAGTGGTTTCTTCAAAACCTCTTTCGGCACTGAAGCCAAAAGCCAAAGGTGCCAAGACGGTGAAACTGACGGGCGGCGCTATCGCTCGCAAGCCGATCGGCTGGGATGCGGCTGGCGATCCGATTTACAGGGGGAAGTGATGACTGATCGCTGCGACCTGAAGCCTGGTGACGACGTGACGCTGTGCAAGCGCACGGCATGGACCGACAAGGCGCCTCGCTGGATGTTCTGGCGCGACCGTGTGCCGTCGAAAACGGCCGGGCCAAAGTACGGTGAGGTGTACAAGGTCACGGAGGTGGGAATCGCTCGCGCTGACAAGCTCGAATGGCTTGACGAGGATCTTGTCGTCATCAAGGTCGAGGGCTTCACCGATTGGTTCTCTCATATCAACTTCCGCAAAGTTCAGCGCCGCGACATCGGCACCTGGCTGAAGACCGCCGTCGGCAATACCGACAAGATGGACCGATCGGCACGAGATAAGGTGAAGGCGTGACCGACAAGCCCGTACATACAGACCCTGACGCTGATCTGGCTGGCCTGAACGCCCGCGAGAAGGCGTTTGTGCTGCAGTACATCATCTGCAATCGGAATGGGACGAAGGCCGCAACAGCAGCTGGTTACAGCGCCAAGACGGCGGCTACTAAGGCCAGTCAGCTATTAAACAAAGTTCAGATAAAGGACGCTATCCAAAAAAGGATTAATGCGACCTTCCGCGCGATGCATATGGACGCTGATGAGACCTTGGCGCTGCTGGCCCGTCAGGCTCGCTTTTCGCTCAAGGGCCTAATCAAAGTCGTCAATGGTGCGCCAGTCGTTGACCTTGAGAACGCCACCCAGGATCAGCTTGACGCGCTCGCTGAGGCGTCGCTGTCTGAAACGGGTGTGCTGAAGATCAAGGGGCCGAACGTGCTTGGCGCGCTGACCACGCTGGCCAAGATCCAAGGCCTGATGAAAGATCAGGTTGAGGTGACGGTGGCTGAATCCGCGGCCGACATCATGCAGGCCGCATTTGAACGCTCGCGACAGGCGCGGGCGAAACGAGAGGGTGAAGGCAATGATTGAGAAGACGATCTATCGGGCGTGTGTTGACGCCATGAATGACGCGCAGGGCGAAAACGAAGGCATGGCTTCGCCAGAACACATTGTCACGACCGTGCTTCAAACTGTGATCGACCTGACGCCATCGCCGCGCACCGTCGACGAGTTGACCTGCATTCTGCGCGAAGCAGATGCGTCCGCTTCCTGAGCAGCATCTAGCCGCCGAGCGCACGTGGAACGGCCTGAAGGCCGGCAAGACTCTTCACGATATGGCGCGCCGAGCAAACCAAGAGGGTGATGAAATGTCCAATGACCTAGGGCGCGTTACAGCCATAGAGGTGATGCGCTTTGTCGCTGATGCTTATGGGACGACGGTCGAGCATCTGAGGGGGCCGCGGCGCTCGAAGGAGTACACCTATCCTCGGTTCTCTGCGATCCACTGTGTGCTGGAGTTTTGCCCGCACCTAAGCCTTCCCATGGTTGGGGCGGCGTTCGGAAATCGCGATCACACCACGATCATGAACGCTCGCGAAAGAGCGGTGCAGCTGATCAAGACCGATCCCGAGTTCGCCCGGGTCGTCAATCAGACTGAAGCCGCCTTCTCTCCCCGTCAGGCAACACGTCTGGCCGCTCGCCTTCTCTACGTCGTGAAGAACAGCAAGGAAGCCCAGGCCGTCTATCGTGAGGCCAATGCGGCGGGCGTGGGTGAGGCTGTCGCTCGCAAAGTCAGGATGGGTAGCGCGTTTGAGTGACCGATCTCCACTATGCCGACCGCGTGTCCTGCAAGCGCAAGACCAAATACACCACCGAAGCCCAAGCGCGGAACGTCGGGCGCCGCGTCCTGTCGGAGAAGCATCAGCAGCGCGAGGCCGCGCCTGAACGCCTCTACCCATACCCCTGCGCCAACTGCCGCAAATGGCATCTGACCAAACAGGCCCAGCCGCACACCCTGCCGCTGACGCGCGTCTGGCTGATTGAAGGGGTGGTGTCGTGATCCGCGCCGGACACGTATATACGATGAGGCCCGGCGATCAGGTCTGTATATACGCTGGTCGACTGATCGTGGCTCACCCAAATCACTCGCCGTTCTTCATCGACCTGCAGACGCGCGAGCGGGTCGAGATCGAACTTGGCGACGCGGCGCATTCACTCGACTGGAAAACGGAGCTTGAGGGCATATGCAAATCCAACTGATAATCGCGCCTTTGATTGGCGCGGCCGCGTTCTTCTGCCTCATCATGGCGATGGCGCACGAGACGCACACCATCCCGACCCGGCGCTCAAAGCTCAATCGATCGGTGATGTGGTCATTCGGCGCGCTTGGTCTTATGATCCTCGCACTTGGTGCGCTCGGGATGGGTGCCTGACCGACGGAGGCCCGAGTGACCGAAGCCGAACAGCTCCGCACATACGCTGAGGCGCTGGCGTCCTTTCGGCACGACCCGTACGGCTTCGTCATGTGGGCGTTCCCGTGGGTCGTCGAGGGGACGGACCTGGCGAACGAGACGGGGCCGGATGACTGGCAGTTCAGCGAACTAGACGATCTCGGAAAGCACCTAGTCAAGGTGACCGACGACGAGACATTCCGGCCTTTCCGCTCCATGACGGCCAGCGGCCACGGCATCGGCAAGAGCGCGGAGACTTCCTTCGCCGTCATGTGGGCGCTGATGACGTGCGTGGATGCGCGCGGCGTGGTGACGGCCAACAGCGACACCCAGCTTCGAACCAAGACCTGGGCCGAGCTGGCGAAGTGGTGGATCTTGCACGTCGATCAGTTCCCGATCGCGGCCAAGGTCTTCAAGTTCACGAAGACGGCCTTCTTCGCCATTGAGCGCCCTGAGACGTGGCGCATCGACGCCATCCCGAACAACCCACAGAACCCGGCCGCGTTCGCCGGTATGCACAACGCCGGCAAGCGGGTGCTGATGCTGGTCGACGAGGCGTCCGAGATTCAGGATCCGATCTGGGACACGATCGAGGGCGCTTTGACCGACGAGGGGACGGAGCTGATCCTGCTCGGGTACGGCAACCCGACGAAGAACACCGGACGTTTCCGCGAAATGGTCGCCGGGCGCCAGCGGTCGCGGTTCCGCTCTCGCCAGATCGACAGCCGCAACGTCAAGCGGACCAACAAGGCCGAGATCAAGGAATGGGTGGAGGCCTGGGGAGAGGACAGTGATTTCGTGCGCGTCCGCGTCCGTGGCGTGTTCCCGCGCGTCGGCACGTCCCAGCTGATCGGGACAGAGTTGGTGCAGGGCGCCATGAGGCGCGACGCTGGATATGTGTCGGGCGATCCGCTGATCGCCGGGCTGGACGTGGCGCGCATGGGCGACGACGAAAGCGTCCTGCAGCCGCGGCGCGGTCGCGATGCGCGGACTATACCGGCGCTGCATTGGCGCGGGCGCGATACGGTCGACCTGGCCGGCGATGTCGCGCAATGGTGCAAGGACTTCCAGCCCGAAGCCCTGTTCATCGACATGGGGAACACGGGCGCCGGCGTCTTCGATCTGCTGACGCGCATGGTCAACAAGGACATCACGCGTCTGATCCCGGTGGACTTCGGCGGCGCGGGCGGCACGACCAACATGAACGGCGTGATCGCCCGGGTGGCGAACAAGCGCGCTGACATGTGGGTCAAGATGCGCGAGTGGTTGAGCGTCGGCGCGATCGAGAACGATCCGAACCTGGAAACGGATCTGACCGGCGTTCAGTACGGCTTCAAGGGCGCCGACGGTTCCGAAATCCTGCTGGAAAGCAAGAAGGCCATGAAGGCGCGCGGCGCGTCATCGCCGGATTGGGGCGACGCCTTGGCCTTGACCTTCGCTTATCCTGTCGCGGCGCGCACGGTTCACACCGCTGGCGAAAGGCTACAGTCTGCGTTAAAGAACCAAGGGGCGAGCAGCTTTGCTTCGCTCATGGACAACGCTTATTCGGATCTCGACTGATGTGCTCTGCGCCGAAAGCCCCCAAGGTCGAAGTTGCCGTTGCGCGTCAGGCGCCTCGAATGCCTGACGGCCCGTCGATCGCCACCCAGGCGCAAGACCAGGCGCTTCGCCGGTCCTCGATCGCCTCGATGATCCTGACCAATCCGAACGGCATGGGTTCGGCGCCGACGGCCGGCAAGACCGTATTGGGGGCATAGGCGTGGCCAACATCACGAGCAAGGATCTCCGCGAGAAGCTGGAGCAGAACCGCACCGGCTTGGCGGCGCACCGCAAGCCGTGGGAGGCGGGGAACGAGGAAGTCGCGCGGTTCACGCTGCGCTTCCTCTCGCCGTATGTCTCTGGCCAGTCCGGTCGATCGCGCCAGAACAGCAACGGGCGGCAAGGCAACGGACCATCGTCCTCGACGGGCGGCATGGCGAACAACCGCCTGTTCAACAGTCACGCCCTGCGCGCGCACCGAACCTTGTCAAACGGCATGTCAAGTGGGATGAGTTCGCCGTCTCAGCAATGGTTCAAGTACGAATCCGACACTGAGACGAGCGCCTATCAGTCGGTTAAGGAATGGCTGGACACGGCGACTACGGTGGTCACCGACTTTCTGGCGTCGACCAATATCTATCAGGCCATGCAGTCGGGCTACAAAGAGAACGCCCTGTATGGATCGGAGGCGGGCCTATTCGTTCCTCACTGGCAATACGGCGCCGTGGCCTATCCTCTGACCTGGGGTGAGTATTGGATCGGGAGCGACGACGGCCTGCGGATCGACACGCTCTATCGCCATTCGCCCATGACTGTCGGTCAGGCTGTGTCGCGCTTCGGCAAGGACAAGCTGTCGAAGAATGTTCAGGACGCCTACGACAAGAACAAGCTGCAAGACATCGTGCCGATCATGCATGCGATCGAACCGAACGAAGAGCGGCTGTACGGCAAGATCGACCGCACGAACAAGCCTTTCCGCTCGATCTATTGGGAGGCCGGCGCCGACAGCGTGAAGGGCGACGCGGGCATCCTGGCGTTTGAAGGTTTCGACCGCAAACCGTTCTACACCCCGCGCTGGGAAACCGAAGGCCTGAACGCCTACGGCACCGGGCCGGGCTTTGACGTGCTGCCAGACGCGCGCAAGATCCAGCTTCAGGAAATGCGCCTGCAAGCGGCGATGGACTATCTGACCCGGCCGGCGCTGTCGGCGCCCGTGGGTTCGATGGAGAACGGCGGCGGTCTGGTTCCTGGGTCGATCACGTTCAGCGCGGCCACCGATCTGTCGGCGCGTCCGCAACCGATCTGGACGATGGACCCACAATCGGTGACCGTGATCGCGTCGGACATCGACCAACGCACGGCGCGCGCGATCAGCGAGGGCTTCTATGAGCCGCTGTTCATGGCGATCACTCAGATGCAGGGCGTTCAGCCGCGCAACATCGAAGAGATCGCTCGGCGCCACGAGGAGCAGCTTTCGCAGCTGGGTCCGGTCGTCGACCGCGTTCAGGTCGAGAAGCTGTCGGTCATCGTCATGCAGGCGTTCGACATGTGCGCCAAGCTGGGGATGCTGCCGCCCGTGCCGGATGAGCTGCAAGGGCGCGAGATCAAGATCAAGTTCACGTCGGTTCTGGCCCAGGCCCAGCGCATGATCGGCTTGGCCGGCATTGAGCGCGCCGTCGGCTTCGCCGGCAACCTGGCCGGTTCGGTCCCGACGATCCTCGACAACATCGACTTCGACGATCTGGTTCGCGACTATTGGGAGCGGGTCGGCGTTCCGGCCAAGACCCTGCGGGCGGTCGAGGATGTGCAGGCCGATCGTCAGGCGCGCGCCCAGCAAGAGCAGTCGGAGCGCATGGCGGCGATGGCCCCGGCGCTGAAGGACGTTGCTCAAGGCGCCGAACTGCTGTCTAAGACGGATGTGGGTGGAAGCTCTTTGCTTGAGGGCTTCCTGCAGCCGGGGGTGTGATGTCGCGAGAGTTTGATCCGATTGATCGGTCGTACCAGGATCTCGATCCTGATCTGGCCGATGCGCGTGAACGTGAGCGCGTTGCAGGCAATCGGTTTCGCAAGACGATCGAGGCTCAAGCCCGGCTCGATAGGAAAACCCTATCAAACAACCCCGCTTTCATAAGATGGCTCTTGTCAGAGCTGCTTCGCGCTGGCATCTTAGACCCGACCTTCCACGCGCACGAGGGGTCCACGCAATACCTTGCTGGATTCCGCGCCTTTGGTTTGGCGATGCTGAAAGACCTTGAGGCCGAAGATCCTACGATCATGGTCGCCTTGATGGTTGAGCGCACCAAATCACTAGAGAAGGCGAAAAATGACCGACACAACGACATCGACGACCGACCCGAATGAGGCGCCTGCCGCCGTCACGGCTGAAGTCGTCAACCCGCCCACTGATGCGCCCGCCGCTGACGCCGCCCCCGCCGCGAGTATCCTGGGTGGCGCCTCGACCGACGCCCCTACCGCCCCTACCGCCCCTACCGCCGATGGCGCTGCTGACGCTCCTGGCGATGCCGATGCCCCGCCTGCTGATGATGGTGACAAGGGCGAAGGCGGCGAGCCTGCTGAGTCGTCGGCTGAACCGTTCGAAGGACTGAAGGCGCCGGAAGGATTCGCTGCTCTGGATGAGGTTGCGCTGAACGAGGCGACGCCGATCCTGCGCGAGCTGGGCGCCGACACGCCTGAGAAGGCGCAAGCGATCATTGACAAGTTCGGCCCGGTCCTGGCTGGCATGACGGAGCGCGCCAACGCCCAGGCGCTGACCAAGATCGACGACGACCGTGCGACTCTGGTGGCGCAATGGGCGACTGAGGTTCAGGCCGACCCTGACATCGGCGGCGCCAACTACGCCAAGACGGTTCAGCTGGCCGGCACGTTCATGGACCGCTATTTCGGGCCGAAGGGCGCGAAGCCGGGCGACAACCCAGGCCGCGACTTCCTCGACGAGAGCGGCCTTGGCAACTATCCTGCTCTGGTGAAGGCCCTTGCGAAGGCCGGCGCTGAGATTGGGGAAGGCACTATTCATACGTCGGAGGCCGCTCAAGAGAAGCGCGGTCACAAGATGTATGACGACGTATTCCTGCCGCCTGAACAGCGTCGGGGGTAAAGCCGGTCCATACGTCGTGAGACGCTAGGGGCCTTTTTTGAAGCTCATACGCCGTGAGGCGATAGGAGGAATGTCATGGGTATTCGGAATGCAAGCATTCTGAGCCTCACGGATCTGGTCAACGATCAGAACCCCGACGGTTCGGCCGTCCAGATCGCGGAAGTGCTGCAACGCGCCGCCCCGATCATGGACGATATGGCGTGGAAGCGCGGTAACCTGCTGACCGGGGACCGCGTGTCTGTCCGCACCAGCAAGCCGAAGTCGACCTGGCGCCGGATCAACAAGGGCGTTCTGCCGACCAAGGGCGCCTCGCGTCCCAAGGACGAAACCGCGGCCTTCCTGGAACAGCGCGGCTCGGTCGACCGTAAGCTGGCGATCATGTCGGGCAATCCGGCTGAGTATCGCCGCCGTCAGGGCATCCCGCACATCGAAGGCATGCACGACGATTTCGTCGACTGCCTCCTGTACGGGAACGAGTTCGTCGATGACACCAAGTTCACGGGCTTCATGCCTCGCTATAACGAGCTGGCCAACGAGCAGGTCATTTCGGCGGGCGGAACGGGTTCGAACCTGCGTTCGATCCTTCTGGTCGGCTGGCACGAAGACTATGTGTCGGGCATGGTTCCGAAGAACGACCACATGGGCCTGCAGCACTTCGACGAGACGACCAACGTCAAGTTGGCAGCTGACGGCTATCCGATCGGTGACCCGATTGAAGACGGCGAAACGGCCGGCGCGACCTACCTGGGCTACCGCGACCGTTGGTCGTGGGACGTGGGTCTGTCGATCGCTGACCCGCGCTATGTCGTCCGCATCGCAAACATCGACCTGGACACGCTGAACCTCGATCCCGTCAACGGCGGCGCCTGGATCGAAGATCTGATGATCCAAGCCGAAGAA